CTTGAACTTGGCCAACAGTCGCAGCATTACAAGCCGGGGTGATTGCCACATAACGATCTTCTTCAGCAGCAGCCTGTTCAGCCAAACGCGCTTGTGCGTTCAGGAACGGAATTAATGCTGTGTATTGATTCGTTGCGGTGGAACCAACAACGGCGCCAGTCCAAGAAGCAGGTCCAGTGGTTGTAGAAATATTACCAGGAGTTACCAAATTGGTAAAGCCAGTATAATTTCCATTGTACGTGGTGCTGTTAGTCGAAGTGATAGTGTTAGTAACAATAGATTGGAACCCTTGTGTGTCAATTGTACTGGCTAATTGTGCCATTACTGGTTCAATACATTGTTCACTGAAACTATCCAAATCCAATTCAAGATCTTTAGTTGTAAAATTAAAGATGACATTGTTTTGGTTTTGTGCGGCAACAGGTACATACGTTTGGGTGAAATTCTGAGCAGCAGCAGCAGGACCTGAAGTCGCTGTTACGCGAATCGGTACTCTAACACGCAAAGTGTCACCAATTTTGGCGCCTTGATCTCCGAAAGAACCATCGAATTCACGTAATACACGATTACCTAAACCCAATTTATTCTTCAGGACTTCAAGTGCCTGTCTAGTCACCATATCGATGACTTGATAGCTATTTGTAGTCATTTGAAACTCTCCAAAAAGTTAATATCGATAGCAATACTATATCACTATCGGTCTTCACGCAATGCCTTTTGAAAATCCCTTTGATTATTAAACACTTCGGTGATTGTATTCAACGGGCGGTGTCTAACACTGGTCATCTTACCTGAACTACCTTTCACAGGAGTTCCAATTGGTAAAGCATTCGTCTTTTTGTTTCCAATTTTTCCACTTAGTGGTTGTAAACTCTCAAATTTAGCTTCAAGTTTTCCAATGAATCTAAGTTGTTCAGAGGTACTCATTTTAGCAAACTTATCACGCGTTTCAGAATTACTGGCTATATCAAATGCTACTTCGTGTCCTACGTCTGATTCGAGTAGTGTAAGAATGGCATCTTGGCTCGCCTTAAATTCCGGATCCTTAATATAAATATCAAAAGACCCAGCTTGTAATCCTAATCTAGCTTCAATTTCGGAACCTTTACTCATTAAATTTGAGTACTGATCCTTTCTTTTGTCACTTATTTTAGTCTTGGCTGAATTAAATTCATCTTCAGCCTTACTACGCGCATATTCATATTTGGCAACAGCCTTTGTATATTCTGAAACAGTTCTGTAATCAGCTACATCAGGTTCGGGTTTGTCAAATACAAATTCATTTGCTAAATCAGTGGAATAATTTTTAGAACTTTCATTATTCGTGGTGTTCTTGTTCGCATTCGATTCCAACGCAGCAAGTCTTGCTTCGAGATCGGCTGCTCTTTGTTCAGCTTTATCTCTTGCTTCAGTCAGTTTCTTAAAACGAGATTGAATACCGTCTGATACTTTCTCTTTCTTTTCATTGTTTCCTGAATCTTTTGATTCATTTACACTCTTTGATGCCTTACCTTGTTCATCGGAATATTCAGTTGCTGATTCTGAACTATCATTCTTAAATGATTTACCACTTACAGCATTGGTAAATTCTTCAGATCCCATTGGCATCTTTCGAAAGTCATTGTCACGTAGCAATTTGGAAACATCAGCCTGCGACGGTTGAACAACTTCGGTGGTTTCATTACTTTCCATAGAGTTTCCTTCTCTTGTATGAATGAAATTATTATCATTCCAGACTTTTTATTGAAGTCAGCATAACAAATCGATTAACTGCTCGACACGCATAAACATTATTTATCTTCTTGAAAATACTATTCGATCATCTTCGACATCGAATCATAATCATCGGGTTCATTTCTGCCGTATTTCTTATCGTGAGTCTTCAGATGATCCATTACAAGTTTCTGATGATGGCGTATTTGTTCTAGTTGCGTCTGGGTCGAGAATTTAACCATATCGTCTTTGGATTCAATCATTGTGGATTGTAATTTGAGTCTTTCAATTTGTAAGTTACCAGCATTCCTGATAATTTCTAATCTTTCCTTGGCAGCATTATCAATGACTTTGGCTTGTTTCTCTTGTTTCAGGTGTTGATTTTCGAGTTCCACCTTCTGTAACAATTGGAGCAACTGTCCGTGTTGATTCTGCATCTGTGTCATCTGTGCCATTGCCTGTGGAGGAATTGGATCCTGATTATCGGCCTGTGCCATCCATGGCATTACACTTGACTGCCACAATTTAATTCTATCAGCCAATGCGCCATTGACATCCCAATCTGAATTCTTAGCAAAGATATCAGCGACTACCGGTGCCAGTTGTGGTTCTATTGATAAGAATTTAATCAGTTGTTCGGAAGTCTGTGCCTTTCTTGTTGAGAATGAAGGACCTGTGTCAATAGTGACACCATATTCACCAGCAGTCAAATCATAATGAACTTGTTTGCCTTTGTGGTTAAATATTTCATTAATTCTAATCAATTCCTGTTCACCGTCGGCACCAATTATACGAATGGCTCTTTCTGTGTCATAAATTTTCGGAATTAATCGAATGCCTAATTCAGCTATTCTCTTCATTGATAAAACCATATTATCAGTAAAGTGGTGATTGGCTTGAGCTCCTTGTTCAGTCAAGTTATTAACTGCCACACCGGATTGCTGAATAGCCTGATTTGGTAATGTTCCTAACATGGCATCTGGAATACCCATTGTCTTCTTTAATGATTCACCGAAGAGTTGTGAGCCTTGGAGCAATGCTTGGACTGCTGGTTCCACATTATCGCCTCTGAATGGTGGAGTAATTTGTCTACCATTGACGTATTCTTGATAATACAGAACTGCCTTTTCATCCACATTGGAACTGTTCCAGTCTTTTCTCAAATTCTCAGGAATGGCTTCCACAGAGGCAATCCAAGGTGTTTTATTAGTGGCGCCGACCTTTTGAATAAAATTGGATGCCATATAATTAATCATTTTCTGAGAATCATGAGTGTTGCGGATCAATCCATAGATTTGTCTTTCACCATCATAATACGTATCAGTTCCTACAAATCCAACGAATGGAAACTCTGAATCGTCCCATTCACCTTGTTCTAATATTTCAACACCATTTGTAAGAATCCATTTAATTTTAACATCATTACTCAGTCTTGAATCCTTAACCTGCAGTGGTGTACTCAAAGGAACTTGATAATCCTTTGGTAGATTACCTTTTTCATCCTTGGACATTTCCATATGGAGATATTGTTCCTGTGGAGTTGTAGGTCGTTGTGGAGAATTTTCAGTTGGATCGAAATTATCATAGCCAAGTTCATCACTGAATCCAGTCTGGCCGTCTTCAAGTGTAATCAATAATTTTTCTGTGGAATCCTTGTACCAATATTTGACTACCTGTACAGATGATTCATATACCCAGCCTTTAAGGCGACAACCATCCCAGCTTTGGAATGATGATAGTTGTGCGTGGGGAAATTTCTTTTCAAAATCATCTTTGGAATATAAGTCAAATTCAAACCAAAACTCTGCGTCACTGAAGTCTGATTTCTTAGCATAGTAATCAACTAGAATTCTGAATGGATCTTTTATTTCTTCAATGTACAATTCCTGTTCCATACTTGTATTAGAAACATATCTTTTATTCCATTTCACAAAGCCGAGACCCGGAACTAAGGCTCCATTCTTGCCATAGGCGGAAATATAAGCCTGTTTCGCATTGGAGCAATTTTCAATGTGTCTGAATATACCTTCAAAGATCTCAGCTGTTTCTTCTGAACCTTTTTCATCAGTTGAGTGAACAACAACAGCGATGTCCATTTGGCGAATTTGATTTTCAATCACTTGAACATTCTGTGGTAACATATTCAACTGAATTTGGACCTTTCGTCCACGAGCTCTTGATGCTCGAGCCCATTGTTCGTCGTATTGAATACCATTGAAGAACTTCACGTCGATTCTCATCTTCTCGTAATTGTCGTGCCAGGCGGTTTGAGTATCGATGAATTTCTTTGTCAAATCTTTGATTATCTCTGAGTCATCAACCTCGAGATCGATGCCAGAAACAATTGATGTCAGCATATCACTTAATTTCTTCATTATGGTAGTCCTGAATTAGTTATATATTTATCGATACAGCCACGCGTCAGGGTGGATATCTCTTTCATTCCAAGTTTCATAGGTCTCGGAAAAGGACCCTGAAGTAATAGCATCAAATTCAGCCTTGGTCTTTGAATTATCAAAGCCGGACATAATCAGGTAACGAAGAGCATCACAAGCGTGGTCGGCACCGGCGGGTTTACCTTTGTTATCACGTTGATATACTCTGAGTTCTGAAAGTAAATTCACGCAACTTGAATAAATTTTAATCTTACCAGCATTGAACATTTCCAGTACTTTGGTGATTCCTGGTTCAATACTATTGATGGCACTTATCATTTTAATTCCATATTGCTGTTCATAGATTAATCTTGTTTGAAGGCCATCGGACATACTTGTGCCACCGCCGGATGGATCACATACTATAGGAATGTCGAATCCAGCTGAATTGTTTCTCGTTTTGATAGCGTCAGCGTGGAATATTGGAGTCCTTTCTTTGAAGTAATGTTCAGAGTAGATATAATATGTTTCAGTTTCAGGATCTATTGCCGCCCAAACGATTGCTGTTGGTGCTACAAATCCAAAGTCAAGGCCAGCCACTCTTTTCCAGTGTGGAGGAATAGGATAGTTAAGTGGACTGATGGTATATAATAATTCCGAAACTGGATAGACCGCACCTTGGCCTAACATTGGAATACCTTCCGAACGTGCTAGTTTTTGATATTCAGGATAAGAAGCTAGTGCTTCGGCTTTGGCTTCCTCTGTTAGGTGGGGTACATCATTCCACGTTTGTGAAATTAAATATTTTCCAGGGCCTTTGGGTCCTTCAGTATAATCACTATCGTTGATGAAATTCCTTATCACTTTGGACATACCCATAAGTGGAGTAAAGGTTATCATTATTATATTATTACCAGTTAAGGTTCTAGTAATACATTCACTATAGATATCTTCAGGTGGCTCTTCATCGAACCAAATGGAACGAACTGTACCTTCGAAGGCGCTTCTTCCTTGGTCATAGGATTTAAATTCAACATTACACCATTGTCCGCTGATATGTTTCACTCTGAATGATGAAATCTTAGTTGATGTTCTTTTCGCTTGAGTAATAGTTTCAATGTCAATCTTGGAACGTGGTATCATCCTATTGCCATACTGATTTAGATCACCGGATTAATAAAGGTTGGAGGATTTGCTGAACCGTTTCTTTGGTTTTACCACAGACCCACCAATCTTGCGGTCCTTCAAATTTCTTACCTTCCCACCAGGAAGGATACTCGCCGAGTTAGGTGACACATTAATTCGTAGGCGGCAGTGACAGTCTTACCAGTACGGTTGGCAGCCATAAATAGACGCTGTCTATTATTCAACCCTTGTTTGAAGAATTCGAGTTGCTTTGGATAACTCGACCTTGGATAATATATTTCACCAGTGATTGATGAAGGATATGTTTTGCTTGGATAATACAATTCTCTTTTATAATATGTGTCGCGGTAGGTAAGTGCCAGATGATAAGACTGAAGTTCACGTTCTTTCTCTGTCATTATTGATAGTGTCATGTCTTATTCATCCAAAAGTTTCTTAATGAGTTCTTCTCTTGATAAAGCTTCATATGGAATGGCTTCCACTTTATGGTAGGTTTCGGTCTTCTCAGTTTGGTTACACAATGTCTTACCAAGGTGAATAAGTAAGGCTGGGTCCAAATGTGAAGCCTTCTTCCATTGGAGAGTCAGTAGCTCTATCTTACGTTCAATCAATCCTTTCTCGTGAAATATCTGTATCAGTTCCTCGTCACGGCTAAAGTGAACAGAGAGTTCCTTTAATGATAGTCCAAGCTTGGCAAGGTTAATGATATCTTCTTGTTCTTCCACTGGAATGGCAAGTGCTCGGAAAGTTTCAAGTTCGGTTGGCATTATTTTTTACCTTGTTCTTGTTCATAGGTCATATATTTCGCGACGGTGGATATCGAGCCTTTGAATGGATAGGAACCAATATGGGTTAAATTGACGCTAGGCAGAAGGTGAATCTTAATTCCAATCTCTCTCGCCTTTGAACAGAAAAAAAAGTCTTCACTAAGGTATTCTTTGTTATCGTTGATACCGGCATTCAAAGACTGCGTATCGTGATTCAGGAACACCACTCTCAGTATTGTGTTCAAGGTGTTCAATCTCAGGATATGCTTTTATCATACGATTGATAACATCCTTTCGGATACACATAAATCCAGTGGGTAAATTGTCAACTTCGACTGGGGCATTCATTTCGAAACTATCGATTCCATCCTTAACTTTGAATATGAAGTCTGCCGCGAACACTTCCAATTCTTCAGGAGTAATCCTTGGATTTATCTTAATGGCGTGCTTCACGTTATTCCAATTGATTCTCTTGCGTGGATATGTACCACCAACAACTTCTAGATCCAATGATACAAGATTGAATACGTCTTCAGGATTGAATGCTAGATCGGCGTCAATGAATACCAAATGAGTATGTTCAGACTTCAGGAAACGAAATACAATATCGTTCCTACCACGCTGAATAAGTGATTCATTGAAGATATAGCAGAATTCAATGCTGATATTATATTTGGTACAGAGTTCCTGTAATTTGATGCATGAATGAGCATATCCACCGTGGCATTGACCACCGGAACATTGGTGAGCCTATCATTATTGAAATTGTTTTGTTCATATTCTGTATGCCATTGGTTGATCAAGACCAAGTTCCTTTTCTAAATATTTCATGTATTCACTTTGATCGTATACACTAGCGCCGCCATCGGTCATCCAGGTAATTTGGTTTGGTGTTAAATCTTTCCTGACAGTGGTTCTTACTGCATCAATGTCTGCTTCATAGCATCGTATAAAATATAGCATAGTGAATGTCCTTTGTTGTCATTGTATTTATCATTGGCCTCGCATATTATAATTTTAATTTTTGTGTTTAGTACACTGTGATGCGAGGCACATAATAGCTATGACCTATGGTTTTTCCTACGTTTTTCGTGGTATTTTAAGCCATAACCTCTGGTCTCAGTCCGCTAGGTTCACTTTGCTCAATGACCTGTCTTTTTCAGTGAAATAAAGATGAAAACCATTATTCAGTGACTAATTCTTCTATTCATTGCTCTCAGATGTGATAACTTCTTTCGGTACCATTTCTTATATTTTATGCGAGAATATCCAAATCGATGTGAATTCTTATTGAAGGTGTCATTCAGTATAATCTCGCAACTGAACCATTGATTTGGATGAATAGATGTTAGAAGCAGATGAGCGAAGAAGTGTTCACGAATTGTAAGTTCAACGAGATTATCAATGTCATCAGTTCCGACCAAGGCTTCGTGGTATTATGTGATGGATTTCAAGAAACTCAGTGTTTGAATTATGTTGGTTATCGCCGCGGTGCGCAATGGCATGTTCAATGAGTTCCTTGTATATCCTAAGGTAGTTCATTTTTCTAGAATGAAGAGCTTCATTTTTTCTTCATTCTTCCTTTTCTTTCTTTCTTCATTCTTCTTTTTCTCCGCCACACTTTCATTTATTTTGTATTTGTGAGCTTCGATACGGTGATCTAGAACCGGGGGGAATGTATTTTGGGTGGAAGAAAGTGGATTTTTTATGATTACTCTCCACCACCAATCAAATTTCTTTGTATGATCGTTCTTGACAAGCCACTTGCCTATCATTAGTCTGATAATCTGAGTTTGTGATGAGTCTTTCGTATCAAATGGAACAAGTCCTAACTCCATTGCTATTTCAGTGGAGGTATATAGGCATTTTTCTTTATAAGGACGACGATATTCAGGCTTGATGATATTTTCCTCAAGCAATTGCCAAACATATTCTTGTGCCGGTGAAACATAGGCCAACTTATTATATTCAGCAATTTGTTCAGGAGTGAGGTATTCTAGGTTATCCATGATTAATAATCAAATTTCTTAAGTGATTTGGCAAGGTCCTTTGATTTGTCCTTATCTTTCATACTGTATTTATTTAACATATCGCTAATTATATTCCTACTTGGGCGCAGATCCTTTATTATAGCAAATAACTTCTGTTTTGTCGCGAAACCCACTCCGGTGCCAGGAACAAATGAATCAAGTGCTTTGTCGAGCTTCGTTTTAGCAATAATATCGTTGTGTGATGTGATTTGTGATGTTGACCTATACGGCGAAACTACTAATATACTAAGGGGTTTCGCCGTAAAGGTCAAACCCACATCAAAGCACATATTGTCAGTCGACAGTGGCTCATTACCACTAATTTCAAAAAATCCATCACTTCCATCAATTGGTTTTTGTGGCGCATAAAATAAAGCATCAGGACTTGCCTTCGATCTATCAATGCCAGTATAGCCGTTCTTTATA